CGATTACACGGATGGTACATTAAGAATTCCAATCGAGTCACCGCCTCAATAATAGGAGCAAAATATTATGGCAATAACATCGGCAGTTTGTACAAGTTTTAAAGTAGAACTTTTAAAAGGAGTTCACAATTTTACAGCATCATCTGGAAACACTTTCAATTTAGCTTTATATACAAGTTCAGCATCTTTGGGTGCAGCAACAACTGCATATACAACTTCTAATGAAGTTTCTGGATCTGGTTACACAGCAAAAGGAAATGCTCTTACTAGTGTTACACCAGTTGCATCTAGCACAACTGCAGTTTGTGATTTTTCAGATACAAGTTTTACATCAGCCTCTTTTACTGCTAGAGGTTGCATGATTTTTAATGACTCAGCTACAGGTGATCCAGCATGTGTTATTATTGATTTTGGATCAGACAAAACTGTAACAAGTGGAACTTTCACAATTCAATTTCCAACAGCAGACTCATCAAACGCTATTATAAGAATAGCATAAGGAGGAACTCCTTATGTCAACTACCTGGGGACAACACTCTTGGGGTTCTAACTCTTGGCAATCATCTACAATAACTGAAATACCAACAGGTCTATCAGCAACCACATCATTAGGTAGTGTTGAAGCTTTTCCTGAACAAGGTTGGGGTGGTGATACATGGGGACTTGAAGATTGGGGAGCAAACACCACAACTTTAACATTAACTGGTCTTAGCACTACAAGTGCATTAGGTAGTGTTGATGCTTTTCCTGCAACAGGTTGGGGTGGTATAACTTGGGGAAATGGTAACTTTGGTGATTTAGCTAATATTACATTTGGAATAGATGGTCTTCAATTAACATCTTCTGTAGGAACTATAGAAGCTTATAATGAAGTTGGTTGGGGCCATGATGCGTGGGGAGAAGAAGCGTGGGGCAGAGCAAATGATTTTGCTATGACCATAACAGGTGTATCTGCAACATCTTCAGTAGGGTCTTTATCACCTGCAGACGTAATGGGAGTTACAGGTCAATCTGCAACAACAAGTGTTGGTGATCCTACAATTATTGGTGATGTATCTTTAACTTTATCTGGAATAGCTTTAACATCTTCACAAGGAACTTTATCACCTGCAGATGTAATGGGTTTAACAGGAGTTTCTGCAACATCTGCTGTTGGTGCATTAACACCCGCAGACGTTATGGGAGTCACTGGAGTAAGTGCTACTGTATCAAAAGGTGAGATAACAATTTCTACAAACCCTGTAATAGATTTATCAGGACAAGCTCTAACTTCTGCCGTAGGTACATTAGACCCTGCAGATCAATTTATGGGTTTAACAGGAGTTTCTGCAACATCTTCTGTTGGCACATTAGACCCTAAAGATCAAACAATGGGACTAACAGGACAACAAGCAACGTCTAGCGTTAATGCTGAAGGATTAATTCTTAAATACTATGCAAGACGTACTCCTAAAACAAGTTCAGGATATACAAGAAAAACACCTAAAACTAGCACAGGATATACAAGAAGAACTCCTGTATAATTATGTTTGACTTAAAGATAAATAAATAATATAAATACACAATAATTAGGAGACAAAATTTATGGCATCAAGTTATTCCTCAGATTTAAAAATAGAGCTAATGGCAACTGGCGAAAACGCTGGTACATGGGGCACAAAAACAAACAATAACTTAAATCTTGTTCAACAATCTGTTGCAGGTTATGAAGCAATTAGTGCAGCAGCATCAGATGTAACTCTGGCAATGTCTGATGGAACAATTTCAAATGCAAGAAATGCTACAATAAAATTAACTGGAACTTTAGCAGCGAATAGAACAGTTACATGTCCAGATGGCATTGAAAAAGTTTACAACATAATAGATGGCACAGACCATGCAGGCAATACTTTAACTTTTAAAACAGCAAGTGGATCTGGAGTTTTACTTTGTGAAGGTAATTGTTATCTTCTTTATGCAGATGGAACAAATGTTGTTAAAGCAAGTGAATACAGAAAATGGAGAACTGTTTCAGCATCTGAAACAGTACAAGCTGGTGCAAAATTATTTGTAGCAACAAACGGTGGAGCTGTAACAATAACTTTACCTGCATCACCTGCAGTTGGTGATGAGGTCACTTTTGTAGATTCAAGATACACATTTGATTCTAACGCATTGACTGTTGGGAGAAATAGTTCTAAAATAGCTAACGCATCATCAGACTTAGTAGTAAATACTGAAGGTGCAGCATTTGGATTAGTTTATTCTGGTTCAGATGTAGGATGGACTTACACGGAGAAATAATATGTCAAATTACGAAGCAACAAAATACAATTTTTCAGGAGCAGACCTTACTGGTATCGAAGGCACAGCTACAGGTACAATTTTATCTTGGTCAGATTCCAGTATTCCAACTGGATTTTTAGAGTGCACTGGTGCAGCTGTATCTAGATCAACTTACTCTGCATTGTTTGCAGTTATAGGTACAACTTATGGGTCTGGAGATGGATCATCAACTTTTAATTTACCTAATCTTCAAGATAATGTCCCGGTTGGAAAATCAGGAACAAAAGCATTAGCTTCGACAGGTGGAGCAAATACTGTAACTCCATCAGTTAACAATACATCTATTAGTGAAGGGCAACTTGCTTCTCACACTCACACTATACCATTATCACCTCCTGGAGGTGACCCAGATCCAAGAATTCTGCCTACTTTTGGTGGTGGTAAAACAGGTAACGATGGTAACAGAACTGTTTCATCTACGGGTAGTGGTACTGCTCATGGACACAATGCAAATGCAGTTTCAACTTTACAACCATATATAGCTTTAATATATATAATTAAGACATAGGAATATTTATGAAAAAAGGAAATTGGACAATTATATTTGAAGACAAAAAAGTTATTAAAAATAACGGTGCTGAATCAGGTACAGGTTATTATGTTAATGATGATTCTTTTTGGAATGATTCTAAATTTTCTAATATTTGGGCAATTCAATACACAGCTGACGATGACACAGATCAAGTAGAGTATAGAGATACAACTCCTAACTCAACATATGATTCATCTGTATTAGGTGATATTCAACAATTTGTAGACAAATGGGATGCAGAACATTTAAATCTTCTTCAAGAAGAATGGGACAGTGACTCTAGAGATGAGTCTGAAAAAGGTCCAAGACCAACAAGTTACTCTTCTTAAATATAATATATAATATTTAAACTAAATCTTTGTTTATTTTTCTTAGGTGAAACACCTCGGTGTTCTATTAAACTTGGAAATAATATAGCTTCACTTTCATTACTTTTATAAAACAATGTTTTATTATCTACAATAAATTCAGTGCCTCCATCATTACTGTGGATATTATATAATATAGAAAAACAATTGTGTTCAAGATTATCTTTGTGAAAAAAAGTTTGTGAGTTTTGATTATACCAATTCCAATATATTCTAACTATAGTTCCTTTTTTATTTGTTACAATGTTAAAAACTTTTTCCGCAAAGGTATTTAAAATAGGGTGACGTTCGAAACCAAACAAGTTTTTTTTAAAACTAGTGTAGGCCATTCCTTGGTCAAAATCATTTAAACTGCCTTTACCTTTTTCAAAAGGAAATTGCCAATTAGCTACTTTATATAATTCTTGAATAATACTAACATTTGTTAAATTAGGTGTGTGGGTGTTAATTGTTTGAATCATTGCTTTCTGTATATTATATATGTATATTATATTTTATAAAAATGAAAGAAAAAATTATTAATTATCAGTTTTATCATTGGGGTCCTTTTTTATACAGAACCCAAGTAGACAAAAAATCTTTAGAAAAAATACAAAAACTTTGTAGCAAAAATAAAAAAAATGATTACAGAAAAAATTTAGCAGGTTTATTAAAACAAGAATATGGACTAGATAAAGATAAAATTTTTACTATTTTATCTGGTTATTTTAACAGTTACATAAAAGCAAGTGTTGAACACTATAAATGTAGTTATACTGGTAAACAAATTGTTATGGAAAGTGCTTGGGTAAACTACATGGTTAAAAATGAAATAAATCCTTTGCACATTCACAGTAAAGATTTATCTTTTGTGTTATTTATTAAAGTTCCAAAAAATTTAAAAAAAGAAGTAGAAGAAACTGTTAGTAGTGATAGTAAACCTGGAAGTGTAAATTTTGTTAATGATTTAAAAGACAATAAATTTTATATAAGTGCAAATAACTTTGTACCTGAAGTAGGAGACATGTTTATATTTCCTGCTTCTTTACATCACTATGTCAACAGTTTTAAATCAAACGGAGAAAGAATATCTATTTCAGGTAATTTAGAAATTATAAAATAATAAATGAAAGACCACATATTAGTAAAAGACAATTTACTGTCTGCAGATGAGTGTCATGAATTAATTAATACATATTCAATTAATTTAGAAAAAGGCAAAAAATGGCAGTCATATAATTATTATGATATAGAAGATAATAACTTTCAATTATTAAGTAAAAAAATTAATGTTGTATTACACAATGAATATATAACAAATTATCCCGAAATAAATTTAACTTCTTCACCATGGTCTTTAACAAGTTTAAGAATAAAACATTTTCCACCAGGTAAATCTTTTTCAAACTGGCATAGTGAACATAGTTTTAATTATGCAAACAGGGTGTTATCGGTTCAAATATATTTAAGTAATCATAATTGTGGAACTTTATTCTATAATGGTAAAAAAATAATAAGTAAAACAGGAAGAGTGGCTATATTTCCAGCATACTTTACTCACACACATAAGGGAGAAGTTTGTCCAGAAAACAAGGATAGATATTTACTTACAGGTTATGTTAGTTTTATATCACAAGGATTAAAAGAAGGATAATTAAATGAAAGTATTAGGAGTAAATTTTTCACATAATTGTTCTTTTGCTTATTTTGAAAATAATGTTTTAAAAGAATACTACGAAGAAGATAGATTTAATAAAGATAAAGGATTTAGACCACCACATCCTTTTTTAGGCGAGTACAATTATTTATCTTTAGATAAATTTAAAAACATTGTTTTTGATGCAGTTGCTATTTCTTCGTTTGGTGCTGAAGAAATATTATTAGAAAAAGCACATATAGAAAATATTTTAAAAAAAATAAAATGTAAAGAGGTTAAGTTTTATTACACCCAACATCATGTTCACCATGCATTAAGTGGTTTTTATTTTAGTAATTTTAATGAAGCACTGGGAGTTGTTTGTGATGGAGGAGGCGAAAGACTGAATCCTCCGAGACATCAATTTAAAGCATTAGAATCTATTTTTTATGTAGACAAAAAAAATGTTAATTATTTATATCAACATTTTTCTAATATCGACACAGACTATTTTAAAGTCTATAATCAAATACCTTGTGAATTAAATTTCAAACATAGACTTCTTACTCAAGATAATTATATGGATTTACTTTGTAGTAATAAATTATGGGCAGGGTTAAAATACAAAAGATATAAAAATCAAGCTGGTTTTGGTCCTAATCAAGAAGGTCAGTTAATGGGTGTAGCTGCATATAAAGACAAAGATACAAATATAGACAAAGATGTTTTAGAAATAGCTAACAAAGCACAGGAAGAAACACTAGAGGAAAGAATTGTATTAATTAAAAAAGCCACAACCTATAGTGATTGTAAGAACATAATACTATCTGG